TGACCAGCCTGAACTGGCGCTAACTGGCCATGTTCAGCCAAGATTGGAAACGATGGTGGCGGATCACGCTGGATCGTTTGGTTCTGAGGTGGCTGATTGGTCTGCCCAGTACCTGAATATGGATTTGATGGATTGGCAGCGGCGTGTTTTAGATGGCCAGTTGGCGTTTGGTGATGATGGTGATTTGGTGCATCGTTATTCTTTGGTTTCGACTGCGCGGCAGAACGGTAAAACTGTTGCGTTGGCTGCGTTGGTTGGTTGGTGGTTGACTTCGATGTCGAGTGTGCGTGATAAACCGCAGACTGTGTTGTCTACGGCGCATCGCCTGGATTTGGCGGTCATGTTGTATGACTATTTGGCACCGATTTTGCAGAAACATTTTAACGCGAAACTGATGTCTAGTTATGGGCGTAATAGTGTGACTATGCCTGATGGGTCACGCTGGTTTATTCGCGCCGCGAACAATTCGGTTGGTCACGGTATGTCAGCCAGCCTGATCGTGGCTGACGAGTGCTGGGACATTAATCGGGAAGTCGTGGACGGTGGCCTCTTGCCAGCGCAACGCGCACAGCGATCACCGTTGTTGTCTATGTGGTCTACGGCTGGAACGGAAGCATCAACCGCGATGTTGCGTTGGCGTGAACAAGGATTGCGACAGATCGACAAACACGAACCGTCAACACTTTATTTTGCGGAATGGTCGCCGCCGCCAAACTTATCACCAATGAATCCACAGGCTTGGCCGTATGCCAATCCAGCATTGGGCACAACATTAGACATGAAAACTATTGCAGCGGAATCCGAAAATCCTGACCGCATAAGTTTTTTGAGGGCATCGTGCAACTTGTGGGTGGCCAGCGATAAATCGTGGATTCAACCTGGAATTTGGACAGAACTCGAATATGCCAATCCGATACCTGCTGGCGGTGTTGTCGCCATTGAATCATCGCTAACAGACGAACGATATTTCGGTGTGAGATCAGTTGTGTTGCCTGATCGTCGCACAATCGTCACCGTCGCATTTGTTGCCGATACCTACGACCAAATGTTGAACGAAGTGGACCAAATCGCTAAAGATTCGACAGTCAAATTTGCTATATCGCCATCAATCGACATTCATTGGCCAACAGCGTTAGAGCGTCGCCGAATTGTCGTTGGATATGCAGAAATCTTAAAATTTACGCCGCGCATAAGGTCAATGATTCACGAAAAACTGTTGTGGCATACAGGCGAAACAATGCTGGCTGAACATGTCCAGCGTGCAGTTGCGGTACGCAGTCAAAACAGTATTGCGTTATCGTCGCAACGATCACCTGGCCCAATCGAATTAGCGCGGTGTTTGGTTTGGTCAGCGGCGCTGGCATCACGACCAACCACAACAGGGAAACCGATGATTGTTGTTGCAGGTGGCTAGTATTTTGTCGGGTGGCCGTCGAGTGCCTTACTTTCTCGGTTGATGCTTGGCGGTCGCCTATACACAACGGTCAAATAGTTTGGTGGCATACTTAGCGCATGGGCATTTTTAACCGCACAGTCAGCAAAGCCGCAATATCACCGCAACCACAAAAAGCGGCTGCTGCTGGTTCCGCTAGTTACTACACAAATAGCGTGAACAATGGTGGCGCGCAAATGATCGGCCAATATTATTCTTACATTGAAGGCCCTGCGCGCAATCGTGCGATGAGTGTGCCAACAATTAGTCGAGCGCGCGATCTGATGGCCAGCGTCATTAGTTGCATGAATCTAAAGATGTATACCGAAATTTGGAACGGCAACGAAATGGAAAAAGTGCCATTAGCGCCGCGCACATGGTTACGCCGCATCGATCCAAGTGTGCCAAATTCGTTTTTACTTGCATGGCTATTTGACGATCTTTTTTTCTTTGGCAGATCGTTCCTTTATGTGACCGCGAGGACGGCTGATAATTTTCCTACGGCATTTACACGCATTCCTGCTGCGATGGTGCAGACACTTGATCAATCAGGGCCAGTTTGGTTTGCGCCATCAAAACAAATTATTTTTCAAGGCGCGGAACTAAATCCTGACGATGTAATCCAATTTTTGTCACCGATACAGGGCATTATTTATATGTCGGAACAGGCCGTTGCAACTGCGTTAAAACTTGAAAACGCACGCTATAGAAACGCATCATCGGCTATTCCTGCTGGCGTACTTCGACAAACAGGCGGCGAACCATTAAGCGCACAAGAACTAGCAGACCTGGCGGCATCATTTAACGCGGCACGCGAAACAAACCAAACAGCCGCATTAAACGAATTTGTGACCTACACAGAAACATTGACATCACCTGACAAAATGCTGTTAATTGATAGCGCCGAATTTCAGGCTATGGAAATGACTAGATTGTGCAATATTCCGCCATATTTGGCTGGTGTCAGCGTCGGATCATATTCATATCAGTCATCAGCCGAATCGCGCATGGATTTGTGGACATTTGGTGTTCGCGCTTATGCCGATTGCATTGCTGGCACACTCAGCCAAAACAATGTGCTACCAAACGGCACATATGTCGAATTTGATGTTGAACAATATTTGAAAGGCGAATACTCAATGGACGAAATGCGCGAAACAACAGAAACAGAAAGTGTAGTATCGGAATCATGATCAAATTAGTCCCCTCACAGATCACGGTTGATGCGGCAGCGGCAGACGGATTGCCGCGCCGATCAATCAGCGGCGTTGCAGTAACCTACGATGAAACGGCCACAGTTTCAGACGGAACTAAGGTACGATTTTTGCAAGGGTCGTTACCAGTCACGGGTCGCGACCCGAAACTTTTTGGACAGCATGACAGCAACCAAATTATTGGCAAATTGGTTGAACGCGTAGACACACCACAGGGCATGATGTTCACGGCCAAAATCAGCGCCACACGATTAGGCGATGAATATTTGACGCTGGCAAATGACGGCGTAATAGATGCGGTCTCTGTCGGTGTTAATCCAATCAAATTTAGTTACGACGACGACGGCACAATGGTCGTCGAATCGGCTGAATGGACAGAACTATCGCTGGTCAGTCAAGGCGCATTTAGCGGCGCATTAATTGAACGGGTCGCAGCCAGTAAACCAGCCGATGAGACTATCCACGAAACGCTAGTAGAACCTGCTATACAATCAAATCAAGATACAACAAAGGAAACAGACATGACCGAAAAAATTGAAACACCAGTAGTCGAAGCAGCGCAATCAACTGTCGACAAACTTTGGGCACAACCAAAACAAGAATTCAAAATGCCAAGCGCAGGCGAATATCTTGCCGCTATGCACATCGGCGGCGACACTTTTGCAAAAGTCAATCAAGCATTTCAGTCGGCTAACCGCAAAAATCAAACTGCGTTACAAGCAGCCGCAGGCGATGTACTTACGACAGACACACCTGGTCTTTTGCCAGTTCCAGTTCTTGGGCCACTATTTCAAGACTTGAATTTCGTGCGACCAGTTGTGTCAGCGTTGGGCGCTCGTTCAATGCCAAACACACCGAGCAAAACATTTATTCGACCAACGATCACCACGCACACAAGCGCAGCGACACAAACCGAAGGTTCAGCGGTGTCTGCAACGACAATGGTGATCGCATCAAATGTGGTCACAAAATCAACCGTTGCAGGTCAAGTTACTTTGTCGGTACAGGACATGGATTTTACAGACCCAGCCGCAATGAATTTGATTTTGAATGACCTTGCAGGCGAATATCTGATCAAAACCGATGACATCGCCGCTGACGCTATGGTCGCAGGCAAAACAGCGTCAGGTTCAACATGGACGGTTACTGCAGGCAATCCAACATCGTTGATGAATGCGTTGTATGACGCAGCGCGTGAAATCGCTGAGGACAGCAACTATTTCCCAACACATTTGTTCGTTGACCCGACCGTATGGGAAAAGTTGGGCTCACAATTAGACAGCACTTATCGACCATTGTTTCCAGCCGTGAACGGACAAAACATCGTCCAACAAAACGGTATTGGCACAGCGTCAGGCGCATTGAACTACAATTCGATGAATCCACTTGGTTTGCAGTTGGTAGTTGACAACAACTTTGCAGCAAACACGATGCTTGTTGTTTACGCACCAGGTTTTGAAGTGTACGAACAGCAAAAAGGCATTTTGTCGGTTGAAGTACCTTCAACACTTAGTCGCACATTTAGTTACTACGGCTACTTTGCGACATTCGTTGCCAAATCGTCGTTCATTCAATCAATCGCAATTGCCTAGTCGTAGGCGGCCAAACCGCCTATGGCAACATATAAAACAGCCACCAAACAACTGCTAAATAACTATGCGTGCATTTCTACGCTTGAACCGTCAGAGATCGCGTTAGGTGAATCGGTAGCGGTTTCAGGTTTAGCAGCACCATTTACTGGAACATTTACAGTTTTAGCGTTACCGCAATATTTATTTGAAGGCGTTGACGCTGAAACTGGCGAATTTCTATACAACACAAATGTTGCCGTACCAAACCAACTGCTGTACGCATGCACAGGCACAGCAGTCGAATTTGTCGCAGATTATTCAGGTGTTGTCACCTACACGCAAACCTGCACATGGATCACGGCAACCGACATTGAGGATTGGATCGGCATAGGCACAGCGACGGCAGGCGACACAACATTCCTAACAATCTGCGCAGCGGCATCAAATTCTTTTTGTTACCGTCGCAGGCAGGAAGTCGGATATTTCGATTCGCTGACAGTTGTGCCAAGCCAAGATGTCAAACTAGCAACCATCATGTATGGTGGCGCGCTATACCGTCAACGCGGATCAATAACAGACTTTGCATCATTTGACGGCATGGCTACAGGATCAACAAACGGTTTGTCGCCATTGGTTAAACAACTGTTAGGTGTCGACCGTCCACAGGTGGCCTGATGCCTGTTGCTTTCACCGATCTGTTTAATGAAGCGCTAGACGATTTAACAGCAACGCTGACAGCCGTTAGCGGCCTACAGGTAGTAAACGACCCTAGAAACCTTGTGCCGCCATGCGTGTTTATTGACGCGCCATCGTTTGACGCTTGGAACTACAACATCGTCAAATTAATGTTTCCCGTCAAAATCATCACGCTAGGGCCAGCGAACCTAGATGCACAAAGATCGCTACTCAACATCATGTCAAAGGTACTAGCGGCCAATATTGCCGTTACCGATGGCAGGCCGACTAGTACGCTTATAGGCGGCGTTGAATATCCAAGTTACGAAGTGACCGCAAATGTTCAAGCACAAACGGCATAGGAAACAAACATGGCAAATTACATAGTTACATCGGCAAGACTCGCAGGTTTTAAACCTGGCGATGTTGTTACTAGCGCCGATCTAGATGGCGTAAACATTGACGCGCTAGTCGAAGGCGGCCATATATCCACACAGACAGTCAAAAAACCTGCTAAAACTAAAGACACAAACGAAAAGGAATAAAACATGGCTACCAGCGTTTATCTATCGAATCCGAATGTGACCATCAACAGCGTTGATTTGCGCGACCAATGCACCAGCGCAACATTGAACTATGTTTACGAACAATTAGAAACAACCGCGTTCGGCGACACAGCACGCAAATATGGTGCATCATCGGTGACATCGTTGCAAAACAACAGCGTCGAAATTGAACTTTACCAATCCTACGCAGGCAGCGAAACTGAGGCCACAATCTACGGTTTGGTTGGTATTCAAACAAACATTGTGCTTGCACCAGCAACTGGCGCAGCATCGGCAACAAATCCGATCTACACACTGACAGGCGCTTACCTAGAATCGCACACACCAATCAACGCATCACTCGGCGAACTGTCGACAATCACGCTGACATTTACTGGCGGCGTATTGACTAAAGCGGTCGCGTGATCGCGCGGCATTGGCCGCTGAAAACTAACAAAACAAGCCAGTCTGATAAAGGCTGTACCGAGAAAGGCAAATAATGCAATTATCACTAGAAGTTCAATTCCTAGATGGAAGCGATCCAGTCACAGTCGAAACAACATTGTTTACAACTGTTTTATGGGAACGCAAATACAAGCGCAAAGCATCAGAACTTGGCAGCGCCATCGGACAAGAGGATTTAGCATATTTGGCTTACGAAGCATCAAAAATGTCAGGTATCACGGTTCCAGCAATGTTTGATGATTATTTAAAATCGTTAAAGTCTTGTCTGCCTAAGGCGGTCAACGACCCAAAAGTAGACGCGGTTCATACCGCTACGGATTAGCGCAGATTCTTGTGGCGACTGGTTTTTGGCCTGCTGAAATATCGTTTGAGATCGACGATATGAACACGGTCATCGAATTAATCAACAAAGAACGCAAGGCCCGAAATGGCTGACAGCATTAGCGCAACCACAACAGTTGTCGGTGTCAAAGATGCGTTGCGCGTATTAAACAGCATCGACAAACAGGCACGCCGCGATCTGACAAAAGATTTCAAACAAATCACCGCACCAGTCACAAACGACATCAAAGCCAAATTGCCAAAATCCGCACCGTTATCGGGCATGGCGCGCAAATGGACAACAGCGTCAGGTTTTCAAATGTTTCCGTACAGCGACAAACAAAACAAAGTTGCGTCAGGTGTATCGGGCAAAAAAGTCAGGGAATTTCGTGGCGCGTCAACAAACCTGGCGACATTTTTTGTGCGCTATACAGGCCCTAGTGCGGCGCTGTTGGACATGTCAGGAAAAGGCAAAGTGCCAACACGACAAGGCGGTCAAATGGTGCAAAGTTTAAGCGCCAAATATGGCACCGCATCACGGTTTGTTTGGCCAGCATGGGAACGAAACAAAAACCAAGTTGAAGGCGAAGTCGAAACTTTGATTGATCGACTGATGGAACGCGTGCAAAAGGAATTGAACTAATGGCTGTATCTATACCCATTGTCACCGAATTTGATGGCAAAGGCATATCTAAGGCGATGGCCGAATTTCAACAGTTGGAAGGCGCTGGCGCTAAATCTGCGTTCGCGTTGAAAAAAGCGATGTTGCCAGCAATTGGTGTTTTGGGTGGTTTGGCAACAGGTTTAGGTTTGGCAACTAAATCGGCTGTTGAGGATCAAAAAGCGCAGGAACTTTTAGCGCAACAGTTGCGAACCAGCGCTGGCGCTACTGAAGAAGCAATTGCCGCCAATGAGGATTTTATTTCGGGCATGTCACGCGCGTTTGCGGTTGCTGATGACCAGTTAAGGCCAGCGATGTCAAATCTAGTTAGATCGACTGGATCGGTTGAGGCTGCACAAGATTTGATGAACACGGCGTTAGACATTAGCGCGGCAACAGGCAAAGACTTGGAAACGGTCACGCTGGCATTAGGCAAAGCATATAACGGGTCAACTGCTGCGCTAACCAAATTAGACCCATCGCTTAAAAATGTGATTGATTCATCGTCAAGTATGCAAGAAATTACCGACGCGTTGGCGGTGTCATTTGGTGGTGCTGCAACAACAGCGGCGATGTCATTCGAGGGCCGTATGGCTGGCATGAAAATAGCAATGGACGAAACAAAAGAATCAATCGGAATGGCATTGTTGCCCGTCTTGCAAAAATTGTTGGAATTGTTAGAACCAATGGCGGAATGGGCACAAGAAAACACAACAACATTTTTGATCATTGCTGGCGTGATTGGCGGTTTTGCGGCCGCCATCGTGATTGCCAATGTCGCCATTAAAGCCTGGACTATCGCCACACAGATCGCCACAGGCGCGCAGGCCGCGTTCAACTTTGTTATGTCAGCCAATCCGATTGCTTTAGTCATTTTGGGCATTGTTGCGTTCGTTGCGGCGCTGGTTGTGCTATACAAAAAATTTGATGTCGTTCGCGAAACAGTCGACGCGGTGTTCAGTTTCATTAAAGATGGCGTGACCGCCAGTTTAGATTTTTTAAAAGATTACATTTCAGGCGTTCTAAACATTTATCGATCAATTTTTAACGCCATCGCCAAACTATGGAACAGCACTATCGGCAAATTGGCGTTCAAATTCCCTGATTGGGTACCAGGTTTTGGTGGCAAAGGTTTTGAAGTGCCAAAAATACCTATGTTGGCCGAAGGCGGAATAGTGACATCGCCAACGCTGGCGCTAATTGGCGAAAAAGGGCCCGAAGCGGTAGTGCCATTGGGTCGCGGTGGCGGCATGGGAAACGTGACAATTAATGTGACTGGCGGTTTATCGACTAGCGCCGAAATCGGCCAAGCGGTAGTCAACGCCATTCGCGCATACAACAGGTCAGCAGGGCCAGCACAAATTCAGGTCGCATAATGGCAGGCACAGCGATTGTTGGCGCTGGTAACTACAGCCTAGAAATTGACACAGGATTCATTCAGGACGCGTTCACACTTGATGACACGGTGCAAGGCGTGTTAGACAACACAACCTATGTTTTGGACGGCACAACCAATTTTGCTGATGTAACAACAGGCATCAATTCGATTAGCGTGAAACGCGGCAGACGCGATCAAGGCGACCAATTCAGCGCAGGGACAATGGTGCTGAACATGCTGGACACGACTGGAATTTTCAATCCGTTTGATTCGCTTAGTCCTTATTTTGATCCGTCAACAGCGCAACCAGGATTGGCACCAATGCGCAAAGTGCGACTAGCACGCTATTCGACAACAAATGTCAAAGAATATTTGTTTAACGGCTACATCGTTAACTATGACTACAATTTTGCGCTAGGCGGTTTGGACACAGTAACTGTTTATTGTTCAGACGATTTTTATTTGTTGGCCCAAACCTACATGGACGAATTTAATGTGTCAGAGGAATTGTCAAATGTTCGACTGTCCGCAGTTTTGGATTTGCCTGAAGTTGATTTCCCGATAGCACAACGGGACATTGATACAGGCACACAGACACTTGGCGGCGCGGCCGCGTTCACAGTTCCAGCAGGCACAAATGTTCTTGAATACTGCACACGGATTAACACCGCTGAACAAGGCAGATTGTTCATGTCCCGTGACGGCGACCTGACATTCCAGCCACGAATCGGCAATACTCTTAGCGCATCAGTCGCAGATTTCAACGATGACGGCACAAACTTCAAATTTGATTCTTTGGGCGTATCATTCGAAGCGGATCAAGTCATCAATCGGGCAGCGGTTGCCATCGTTGGCGGAAACCAACAAATCGCGGACGACGCAGCCAGTCAAGCAAAATATTTTATACAAACAACCAGCATCACAGATTCGCTGTTACATAACGACACAGCAGCGTTGGCGCTTGCCAATTATCTGCTATCACCTGAACCTGAGGCACGCTACACGGCCGTCGGAACCAACCTAAACAAATTGACCACAGCGCAGCGCGACACGATTGCCATAATTGATATAGGTGACACAATTAGCATTGAAAAAACATTTGCTAGCGGATCAGGCACAACACAACTAGCGCAGGAATTGAGTGTCGAGGGCATAGAACACACCATTACAGTCAACAACGGCCATTCGGTCATGTATTTTACGGCACCAACAACCATCGTTTATGAACTGATTTTGGACGATCCGACCTATGGCATCATAGATTCAACAAATGTTTTAGGATAATGTAAAGGACACCTATGGCAATACAAGACTTCACAGCAGGCCAAGTTTTAACGGCCGCACAAATGGATTCGCTACAAGCAAATGATTACAACTGGACGGTTTCGACAAAGACCGCCAGTTATGTTTTGGTTGCAGCCGATAAAGGCACACGCGTTGTGATGAATAGCGCAAGCGCCACCACGATAACGGTTAATACAAGTTTGTTTAGTGCGGGCGACACTTTGTTTATTCAAAACATTGGTGCAGGCACTTGCACGGTTACGGCAGGCACGGCAACAGTTACTACGGCAGGCACTTTGGCATTGGCGCAATGGGGGGGCGGCACGCTTTACTTTACAAGTGCTGGCGCTGCTATTTTTTTTAGCGGTGGCGCAAAAAGTAGTTTTAGTGTCGATTATTTGCTTGTTGGCGGTGGCGGCGGCGGTGCAAGAAACGCAGGCAGTTTTTCTGCTGGTGGCGGTGGTGCTGGCGGTTTTGTTACTGGTTCAGGTTTCATCGGTAAATCAACTTATACAGTAAAAGTCGGCGCAGGCGGTGCTGGCTCGACAGTTAACACAACATCGGCTCAAAACGGTAGCGCAAGCGGTTTCATAAATTCTGCTAATGGTGGCGGCGCAGGTGGCGGTGCTGCTGGATATGCACCAAAAAACGGTGCAAGCGGTGGCGGTTCAACTGGTGGTGCTGGTGTGTTAGGCGGTACTGGTATATCAGGCGAAGGTAACAACGGTGGCACAGGCCCCGCAGGTGAAACTAGCGGTGGCGGCGGTGGCGGTAGTGCAAGCGTTGGTGGTAACGGCGTATCGAACACGGGCGGTGCTGGTGGTACAGCAACTAGTAACAATTACAACGGCACGGCGACCGATTATTCAGGTGGCGGCGGCGGTGGCGGCAACACAACAGGTGGCACAGCAGGCGGTGGCGGTGGCAACGGCGGTAGCGGTGGCGCAGGATCGGCTGGAACTGCAAATCGTGGTGGCGGCGGCGGCGGCAGTAGCGGCGCAACTAACGGCGGCAACGGTGGCTCAGGTCGAGTAATCATTAGATATTTGACGGCTGACGCAGCAGGTTTAACAGTCAGCGCGTCAGGTGCAACATCTGCAACACCAACAATTAACGGTTCATATTCGTATTTTCAATTTGATGCAACAGGAAGTTTGACGGTCGCATAATGGCACATTTTGCAAAAATAAAAAACGACACAGTTGCCGAAGTAATTGTTATTGGTAACGATAATTGCGGTGGCGGCGAATTTCCCGAAAGCGAACCAATCGGTCAAGCATTTATTGCGTCATTAGGTTTTGACGGTTTATGGTTGCAAACTAGTTATCATGCAAATTTTCGCAAATACTACGCTGGTATCGGTTTTACCTACGACGCAGATTTAGACGAATTTGTACCGCCACCAACAATCGAGCCCGACGACGAGCAATAGTTGTGGCGCGCAAACCAATAAACCGATCACGTCGACAAATAGGCGACCAAACAACCAAAGGCGGCCTGATCGGTTTGTTTATTTATTGGGCAACACAAAACAACATTGACCCAGCACTCATCGCGCTACTCGTACCGATCATCTCAAGCGTGTTGGCTTGGCTATCAACCAAAATTGGTGACCCTGATTTAGCCTGCATATTCATACCCAAAGACGACAAAGACAACAAAGATTGACTAAACCGTATATTGTCACGACGCAACCAGTTGTTAAATCGGCGCTGGCTGGCATGAACAAATGGGTCGAATTGTGTTGCAAACATTCTGACGGATCGTTGTGGAACAACGGCACATTCGTCAATCGTGATGTGCGCGGCAAACCAGGTGTTATAAGCAATCATGCGCGCGGCCTTGCAGCAGATTTGTCGTACAGATGGCAGGCACAACAAAATCGCGGACGGCAAGACGGCCGCAAAATATCGCTGGCATACATGAACAAATTGTTAGAAAACGCAGACACGCTAGGCATACAACTTGTAATCGATTACGCATTGACGCGCAGTTGGAAATGTGATCGTGGCACATGGCAAGCAGGCAAATTTGAGACTGGCGATTGGTGGCATGTGGAAGTAGAACCGCGTTTAGCACATGACCCTGAGGCCGTAAAACAGGCATTTAGCGCGGTTTTTGGCCCATCACCAAAAGCGGCACCGCAATCTGTCTAGGCTGGTTGACCTACCGAGAAAGTAGGTCTAAATGACACTCATTACAAAAACAGCCATATCGCTATTCATTAGCGCAATGTCAATATTTATATTGGCAAAACCGCCAGCACCAACGGCACAAGAAATGCAACCAGCGCCAATCACGGTTTGGCAGGGTCTAGAACAGCCTGCGCCACTACCTACCACAACCGTCCAAACAACGCCTATAACGCAACCTGACGCGTGTGGCAAGGTGTTTGACATGGCTAAACATGTCGGATTCCCTGAACATGAACTGGCCACAGTTGTCGCTATTGCCTACCGTGAATCACGATGCCAACCTGACGCGTTTAACGCAACAGACCCGAACGGCGGATCAAACGGTGTCATGCAAATCAATCAGTTTTGGTGCAAGCCATCGCGCTACTGGCCAAACGGATATTTGCAGGCATACGGCCTGATCAGAACATGCAACGATTTGTTCAATTTAGAACACAATTTGCGTTCAGCACTTGCAATTTATCGATACAGCGAAGGCTGGCGCGCATGGTCACTTTAAAACACCTGTTTTTGGCGACGCTACTAACTGCGTACACCTACCTGATAATGTCAGTCACCAACAAACGAAAGGCTAAAGATGACCGAGAACATCGACCCAAGAACTGACGCACAGTTCAAAGCA